GTGACTTTAAGGTTGTGTTACTTGACGAGGCTGATTATTTATCACCAAACGCACAAGCAGCACTACGTGGTGTAATGGAAGAATATCATACAACATCACGTTTTATTTTAACATGTAACTATCCTAACCGTATTATTCCTGCAATACACAGTAGGTGCCAAGGCTTCCATATTGCTAAGATTGATCAAACTGAGTTTACAGCAAGAGTGGCAGAAATTCTTATTACAGAAGGGATTACTCCGGACTTAGACATTCTTGATACATATGTTAAAGCAACTTATCCGGACTTGCGTAAATGTATTAACACTGTACAGATGAATTCAGTTGAAGGTAATCTAGTTAGGCCACAGAAAGGCGACACTGGAGAAGCTGACTGGAAGCTTGATATGGTTGAGTTATTTAAAGCAGGTAAGATACAAGAAGCTCGTAAACTATTATGCGGTGCAGTTCGTCCAGAAGAAATGGAAGAAATATATCGATGGTTATATGACAATATTGAATTGTTTGGTGATGACGAAAAACAGGATACAGCAGTATTAGCTATTAAACAAGGATTAGTAGATCACACACTAGTTGCTGATCCGGAGATTAATTTAGCAGCAACACTAATTAGATTGGCAAGGTTGTAATGGATTTTACTAAGGATGGCTTCATTGGAATATTTGATGATGCTTTTCTACCTCAGTATTGCGATGACTTAATTAAATACTTTAATATTTCAGGTAGTAAATTTGTTAATGCAACGCAAGGCTTAAAACACTATAACGACATGGACGAATTGTACTTACATGATCCGTTAACTGTACAAGACGTTCCAGAAGGATTTATTGAGTATTTTTATCAAGTCTTATGGAACGATATTTTTCCTGTATACTTAAAAGAATTTAGTGTTTTAAAAAATGCTCAGCCTCTTACAGGTTTTGGGTTAAAGATGAAAAAAATTGCGCCAGGTGGTGGCTTTCATGATTGGCATTACGAGTCAATTGGAGAAAGATCTCCTAGAAAAGTTGTAGTACAATTATATTTAAATGATATAGACGAAGCAGGCGAAACTGAATTCTTATATCAAAATAAAAGAATATCTCCAAAGAAAGGCAGGCTACTATTATGGCCTGCTGATTGGACTTATACCCATAGAGGCAATCCTCCCATTGGAAAGGAGGATAAGTACATTTTAACAACTTGGTTAGAACAAGCGAGAAAGGGAAATTAATGACATATTTAGTAACTGATAATTGCATTAAGTGTAAACATATGGATTGTGTTGAAGTATGCCCAGTAGATTGTTTTTATGAAGGCGCAAACATGCTGGTAATTAACCCAGATGAATGTATTGACTGTGGGGTATGTGTTCCGGAATGTCCAGCTGATGCTATTATAGCCGATAATGCTGTAGGTGATTATCCTAATATTGATTTATTGGCCATAAACACAAAGTATAGTGGACTATGGCCTAACATTACAGATGCTAGACCAGATGATGTTCCTGCAGACGCAGTAGAATGGAACGGTGTTGCAAATAAATTTGAAGACCACTTTTCAGAGGAGCCAGGGATTGGCGATTAGTAATAAAAAACTGATAAATGATATAGTACGCATAAGTGTAATAGAAGAAGAAATAGAGTATTATCAAACCCTGCTACGTGAAAGTGATACAGGACATATACATACTACTATTGGATTTTTAAATAGACGAATAGAAGAACTTAAAGGAAATGAAGCATGGCCGTTAGATTAGTAAGTTACAGTAAAGCATCAGAATATTTTGAAGAAGAAGGATTAACTGATGTACAAGAATTAATTGCATTTTGTGCCAAGGTTAGTAACCCTTCTGCACAAATTAATAGTGCAACGAGTGAAAAATTAATTAAGTATCTAATCAAGCACCAACATTGGTCACCTTTAGAAATGGTTAATGCTGTATTAGAAGTAAAAACTACTAGAGACATTGCACATCAAATTGTAAGGCACCGTAGTTTTGCGTTTCAAGAGTTTAGTCAACGATATGCAGATCCTAAAGAACAAGGCGAAGTATTTGTTACTAGTGAAGCACGTTTACAAGATGTTAAAAACAGGCAAAACTCAGTTGACATTAATTTAGCAGATGACGGAATGCCTGAGCTAATTAACCGCTGGGAAGAATTACAGCAAGATGTAATTTATACGGCAGGTCGTGCATATGATTGGGCAATTAGTGCGGGTATTGCTAAAGAAGTAGCACGTAAAGTATTACCAGAAGGTCTTACAAAAACAACGTTGTATATGAATGGTACGTTACGTAGTTGGGTACACTATATTGAACTACGTAGTGCTAACGGCACACAAAAAGAGCACATGGATATTGCTAAAGAATGTGCTACAGTTATTGCAGAAGTGTTTCCATTAATTAAGGAACTATAGTGTTTAATTTTTTAAAAAAAGATAAACCTGAAATAATTTTTGAATGTGATAATTGGGTTACACGTAAGTATAGTCCAATTAGACCTGCGGCAGAATTTATTCCTGAAAAATTTAATAAGATGCCAGCAGTTCTTAAAAAAGAAGAGCATGCAAGAGATAATATGTACAGCGTAAAAATTTGTCCGGGCCTACAAGATTATATTGGACACGGATATGTTATTCCTGCTTGGTGCGATATGGAATTTAAAATTGATGACAACAATCATCCCCATTTAACTTATAGCGATCCTTCATTAAAACATGCTGTGCATTATCCAGAACAAGTGGGAGATTTTTTAGACACAAAATTCCCCATAAGAACTCCTGTAAAACTAGATAATCCGTGGTTTACTTATACCAAGAAAGATTGGAGCATTATGTATCTACCAATGCACTTTCATGAAAATCCTTATTTTGAAGCAATTCCGGGTGTATCTGATCATGACAGAGGGCCTGGACGTTCACCTTTAAATATTATGCTAAAAACTAACAAAGATTTTACTATCAAACAAGGCACTCCATTAGTACAAATGATTCCTTTTAAACGTCAAACAGTAACAGCTAGATCCGGCGACTTACAAGAAAAAACTATTAATAGATATCACTCTTTAATTAAAACTAGATTTTTAACGTTTAAAGGGTGGCGTTGGTTTATGACTGAAAAGAAGCAATTCAAAATTGATCAACACGACCTAGAAATTCCAACCGATACAGACTAATCAAGATGTAATCATTTGTAACATTTCCCTAAAAACTGTTGACTTTCCACCACCTACGCTATAAGTACTTGTACATCTAAAAATAGCGAGGTAAGAAATACGTGAAAACGAGACTGTTCGTGTTGGCATTTCTAATGTCGGCAATAATGACAAACAAAAGCGCAGGACAAACTTACACAGATGAAGTAGCTGACATTATTAACAGCAATTGTGTAGTGTGCCACCGACAAGGCGGCATTGGACCAATGAGTTTTGAAACCTATCAACAAGTAAGACCATGGAGCCCTTTAATTGCTCTCAAAGTAATGACGAGAGAAATGCCTCCGTATGCATATGATCACGGTATTGGCATACAAGACCTACAAGGCGACTGGCGTTTATCTCAACAAGATATTGACACTATCGTAGAGTGGGTAGATAATGGATCAGCATATGGAGATCAAGACATAATTATACAACCTCCAATACTTGCTGACACAGAAGCATGGAGTTTTGAAGCAGACTTTGGAGTACCGGATACTATTATTGCTTCAACTCCAATAGATATACCTGCAAGCGGCAACGACTTGTGGCACAAGCACAATGTTCCAACAGGACTAAGTGAAGACCGTTGCATTAAAGCAGTACAAGTTAAACCACGCGGCGATGCAAAATCAGTAGTACATCATGCCAACTCAAGTATTATTACTGAGGGAGGCAGACAAGGAATGCTAACTGAGTATGCTATGGGAAAGTGGGGAGAAATAGTACCACAAGGAGTATGTCGTACTATACCAGCAAACGCAGAAGTAGCTTGGGATATTCATATGTTCCCCGGTGGACTTGGAGCAATGGCACCAGGATCAGTTATTCGAGACAACGTGGTAGAGATTGGGCTTTGGTTATACACCGAAGAGGAAAGCGAACAACTGAAATACAAACAAGACTTGAGTTTGTATCGCCTAGGAGATCAGGACGATATAACTATTCCACCACACGGCTATTACATGACACAAGGCTTCCACAGTTTTGATCATCCAGTTAGACTAGATAGTTTTCAACCACACGGACACTTGCGTATGAACGCAGCAAGTTTGGAAATATTCTATCCAGAGACAGGACGCACAGAACAGATTAGCCAAGTATCAAATTGGAGTGCAACATGGCATCACAGTCATTTGTACGATCCAGACGTAGCACCACTTTTACCAGCAGGAGCAGTTATTGTTCTAAAGCAATGGTATGACAACACAGCAGAAAATCCAAATAATCCAGATGCTGATATGTGGGTAATGGGCGGTTCAAGAACAGGTGACGAAATGACTCACGCTTGGCTTGCTATTACACACTTAGATGAGGAAGGTTATAATAATCTAAAAGAGGAAAGAGATGAAAAAATTAATATTGCTAGTAAGTAGTATTATTATAACAGGATGCACTAGTTCAGGTTACAACGGCTCGCATGATGTTGATTGGGTAGAACCTATAATATTCCAACAAAATTTAAGAGATTGTAGATCAGCAACTGTATGTCGTGCTGAAAATCTCTTTAAATTAGCATAAGTGATTGAAATATCTTTAGCTATTGCGGCCGCTACTAAAGCCATTGGTGTAATATCCAAAGGACTAAAAGCTGGTAAAGAAGCTCAAGACATGGCTAGTCAGTTCTCTACGTTTTTTGATGCAAAGGACAAAATAGACACTGCTAAAACAGAATCTGAAAATCCTACTATTAGTAGTAAAGTATTTGCTAAACAATCTGTTGAGTCGTATGCATTAGAAGTAGCGTTAGCTGAACATAAAACGAAAGATATGGAAAAACAATTACGAGAATTGTTTGTATATTCAGGACAAGCTGATATTTATAAATCTATGATGAGAACTAGACAAAAAGAAAGACAAAGACGGTTAAAAGTAGCAAGAGCTGCGGCTGAACATAAAAAATTAATAGCTGATATTACTCTTATTGCATTTATTGCATTAGCTGGTATTAGTGTTATTGCCGGCTTTGTTTACCTTATAATATGAATGGGGGCTTTTACACCCCCAGACATGTTATTCGTCTCCGTAAACCTTTAACACCTCCTTAACGGCATTATGTCGCTCAATGTCTCCTTGAGCAAAGTGGACTATGTCCAAATGTGTCGAGTTACTTTTGGCTAAAAGATTAGTAAAGTCAATCAAACCGTTATCTTTCTGTCGATCAGCCTGAGCTAAATCACCAGTAACAGCCATTTGACTATCTGTACCTAATCGTGTTAGTAACATTTTCATTTGATTTGGAGTTGCATTTTGCATCTCGTCTGCTAAAATAAAGCTATTTTTAAAAGTACGTCCACGCATATACGCTAATGGAGCAATTTCAATTATGCCTTCTTCGATCATACCTTCAATTTCCTTTGCTTGGAAATACTCACGTAATACATCAAATATAGGTCTTGTCCATGGCGCCATCTTTTGTTCTAGCGTACCTGGTAAAAAACCTAAATCTTCGTCGACCGATACTGCTGGTCTTGTTACGATGATTTTATCAACACTTCCTTCTAGAAATAACTTAACTGCGACCTGAACGGCAAGTAGTGTTTTACCTGTACCTGCTGGACCGATTCCAAAGACAATGTCTTTAGTGTCATCTAACAGTTTTAAAACATAAGTTTCTTGATTTCTATTTCGGGGAAGTATTGTGACGTTTTTTTGTTTCTTAGTTTGGTATTGATTTATTTCTACAACATTTGAAAATGTTGCATTGTTTTGCCTCTTGCGAGAAGCTCGTTTAGCACCCATAAAGTGTCCTCCTTTGGGATATTAAAGAAGTAAGTAACAATGACTGTAAGGTCTATTGTCCCTACACTAATATTTAGCTTCAGGAGGCTTGCCGAAAAAAGGTATGTTAACTCGTAAATGTCGATAAATAAGTATAGTAAATAAAAACGGGTAGATAACGCATGCAAGATGTAATGGATATTATTAAGAACATTGAGTCTATATATGATTCAAATACTTCCTTTCAAGTACTTAAAGACTTTGAAAGAGTGTTAGATGAGTTAGACATATATGTCTATAAGAATTGGAAGGACGGCGAATTAGCAAGTGGCCCGGATATTGAAAGACATTGGGTAACATGTGCATTTATGTGGGCGCAAGAGGACATGCCGGATCCTATGGGCGGCAAGCGTTTATTAGATTATGACTGTAAAGTTTCATACGTAAAGTCGCATTTAATTGAACCAAGAAAAATTGAAGAGCCAGACGACATTCGTCCTGGAACTAAAAAAGGCAAACTAGATAGAAAACCTATATGGGTTGTAACTATACAAATGCCTAAAAAATTAATTGCAGATATCTACACAGGATACCGTGAGCAAGAATTTATGGAGCCTGCACCTACTGAACCAACAGCAGAAGCACAGCCAGCTGACGTAGCTGCAGAAGTACCAGAAGAGGCGACAGTATAATGACGTTACAAAGACATGACTTAAGAGACCTTGTTAGTGAAGTAATTGAAATTGATTCTGATAAGTCTAAAATGGGATCAGATGCTGATATTGTCACTATAACTCTTAGCACAATAACTCAAGAGTCAGCAAAAGATCTTACTGACTTTCTAGAAAGAGGATATACATTTGTATTAGATGCTGACTGTACACCTAGTGAACAAGCAGACGGCACTTATAAAGTATTTGTTGAAATTGAAAGAGACAATCAGTCTGGCGAAAATATAATGGAGCTAGCAGATGGTATTAAAAACTTAGCTGATAACAACGATATAAGATTTAGATATCATAAAGAGTTTCGTAGCCAAGGATTAACCTTAGAAGCACTAGAAGGAGTTATGCCGCTTGATCCAGAGTTATACGGTGTAGATAATGATGTATTAACTGATATGGCCGAGTCAAATTTAAACCATTATAAAAACTTTTTTAATAAAAGTTTTGTAGAATCAGTTATAATGACTGGCAATAGACTTACTATAAAGAAAAAATGGTCTGACCCTATACAATTTAAATTTGTAGCGTTTGGGCCAACTGTACAAACAATAAACAATATAAAAGAATCGTTCAATGCCAATGATTTTGCTGAAATTATATTTTTAAGCAAATATATCGGTGACTATAATATTACCAAATATGGAAATAAATTAACTTTCGATAACGATGGTAATACATTAGTTGTAGAACGTATACAAAACTAGGAAAACATTATGCCAGAAGCAACTGTTAATCATATATTAGAAGAACTGAAAATCTGCGGAACATGTTTTTCTCGATGTCATACCAATATTGAACAAACCTACTTAGTTGTAGGAGTCGATGGTATACTAACTACAACTCAAGCTACGTGCAATACTTGCACCTGCGAGAGTTGCAGAACTTAGGTACAACTGAAAGGATATAAAGTGGCCAGTAAGAATTACGAAAAATGTTTAGAAACAATTTTACATCACGAAGGTGGATATGTAAATCACCCTAAAGATCCAGGTGGGGAAACTAACTTGGGTGTTACTAAAAGAGTATATGACGAGTGGGGCGGAACAAAAGATATGAAAGATCTTACTTTTGATGATGTTGCTCCTATCTATCGAAAGAACTATTGGGATCAACTAAAAGGCGATGACTTGCCTAGTGGATTAGACTTATGTGTATTTGATTTTGGCGTTAATGCAGGACCAGGACGTAGTGCAAAGTACTTGCAAAACTTAATTGGTACCACAGCAGATGGCGGCATTGGTCCAAACACACTAAAGGCAGTACATAACTATGTAGACGAAGTAGGACTTGAATCAGCTGTTAAAAACTTTCAAGAAGCTCGTCAAGGATACTACGAAAGATTAAAAACTTTTGAAACATTTGGTAGAGGTTGGACACGTAGAGTTACAGAGACAACCGAATTAGCTACTACTATGAT